GTTAATTCTTATTTGCTTCTGGTGGTTTAATGATCCAATTTGTGTAGTGTTCGTGGTTGCGAATCACACGGATCAGTTTCTTCTCTTCTAGCGCTTCAAGCGCTCGGATATGATCAGGCACCCTGCTGCTTTGCATCGGTGCCTTGGGTACAAAACAAGGTGTATCTTTGTACCTCCGTTGATGAACAAGGAAGTACTGATAGATGTTGCGCTGGTTAACAGTCAGGCCCACACTTTGATTACTCATAGTGCGGGCGAGTTTCTGGGTACCACTGGGCATAACCTTGGCTCAGGCTGATGTCGTAGGTTTGTTCGTCGAACTCTTCCGAGTTGTACTCTTCGTGGAGTTCGTGGAGAAGCCGGATGGCTTGACTGCGGCTGAAGATGCAGATCGTCTTGATCGGCGCACCGCAGGAGTACCACCAGCCTCCTTCTTCTGGCCCGCCGTAGGCTTGCCAGACTTCGTGGACTGTGATTGTGGTTGGCTCTCCTTCGAACTCGACAAAGCGATCATACCAACCGGCGAATCGCTCTGTGCGCTCGGTTGCACTGTCTTCGTAGTAGCGAGTGAGGGTGTGCATAAGTTCAGAATTGCGGCAGCAATGAAGAGGAAACAAACGATCACCATCTCAACAGGGTGGAGATCGAGGAATGCTGTTTGATCTTTCATGATTCATGGAGATAAAAAGATTGTGCAGGAATTGAATCCTGCAAGAAAGCCTGATGTTACTCAGGCCTTGATGCAGAAATCAGAAGGGAACGGTCTCCAGGGTGGGCTCAGCAGCCTTGCGAAGCGGAGTGGCTTCAACAACGCCAGCAGCCTCAGCAGTGCGCTGTGCTGTGCTGATCTGACCCAGGCGGACCGTCAGGATAGAAGTCACGATGACCTCCATGCGGCCACGGGGCTCGCCTTCCGGTGTCATCCAGGTGACATAACGCAGACGCGTCTGAAGGGCAACGGTGTCACCCTTGTTGTAACGCTGCGCGATGTTCTGGCCGACGCCGTTGTAAGCAACCACAGGGATAGGAGAATCCTCCTCCTTGGCGTCGAGCGGTGCAACACGGAACTGAGTCACAGACAGGGAATCGTTAGGATTCTTAGTCGTGATGTCGGACACGATGGTACCGACAAGGTTGCCGTTGTTAGCAGAAGACATGAGGTGTCTAGCGAGTGTGCAAAGCAGACCGAAGTCTGCAGGAAGCCCACCACAAAGGATGGGCTAAGTGCAGACATCTGGAAAGCTAAAGAGAAGATTAAACAATCTCTTCTATAACTTTCTCTATGTTCATCTCTCGGTTGGCTTGAGCAGCTTCCTGCTCCTCGGCATAATGAATTTCATCACGCCACTGAGCCAACTCGTTGGCGATGATCCTAGAGGCAAGCGTGGCAGGCAGAACGTTGTTCTCCTCTGCACGCTCACAGAGGAAGTCCCAGTCCTCCTGGCTAATGCCAATCAGCTGGTTAATTCCAGGTAGGTAAAAGGTGTAGTTCATTTGTGAATAGGATTGTAGACATCGGGCATTGCTTCTTCTACCTGGAGCCAGATATCAAGAAGCAATTTGTAGGAACCTAGATCGCTCGCAATCTTGTTGATTGTGAACGGTGTGTTCCAGGTATCCGGATAACCTTGTGCAGTTTCATCTGCAACAAGCTCCATGAACTTTCGCCACATGCGCGGCTCATTCTTCCTGGAGTAATCCATGATTGGCAGAGAATGAAGCAGCAGCCAGACGGTGTCATGGCTGTAAGTAACTTCTTCCATTACAGGCAAAAGAACAACATGATGGCAGTTAAAACTGCAGAAGAAAGAAGAATCTTTCTCATGGTTTCAGAGCCTCCGCAGGTCCTTGCAGAACCTTGCGAGACACGCAACCATAACTGTCGCCCACAGCAGTCTTCAGAACCACAATTTCATTGAGATTCCTATTACATGTTGTGAGTACATGTTTGTTCAATACTTTGTTCAATACAACACAACCCAACAAACCGAAACCGGTACCAAAGAGCACTGCAGAACATGCAGCAATGAACTCTTTGTTGTCGAGGATAATTTCAGAGAGGCTGAATTTCATGGCAAAGCAGGAACTCGTCAGGCTCCCTATGTCAGGGAGCGACCGAAGGGAGCGGTGAGGCTCCCCAGGTTTCGTTCTATGCTTCGATGAAGCGCTTCCACTCCAGGTCCACCTGGTTGAACAGGCGGTAGCCCTGGTCGAGAAGCTTCTTGACAGAGAGGCGGATGTGATCCACCGGTGCTTCAAGACGGATGTACTTGGAGCGGTGTTGCTCAAGGTCAACCTTAGTCATCTCTGCGAAGTCTCCACGGATGGTGACGAGATAACCGTCGTTGCCCTTGGCGTAGATGAAGGATTCCATGATGCAAAACAATAAGGAACGTGATCTGTGAAGACCACAGAGAAGGGAGCAAGCTCCCCTCCGTGTGATCATCAATCGTTGAGCAGAGCGTTTAACTCTTCCTCAACTTCTTTCGGGATGGTGTAGGCACCATCATTAGGTGCGATAACCTCTGCCACCTTGCGGCGGACAGAGTTCACACCTCGTTTAACTTTGTCTCGTTGCTCATCATTGAGACGAGCATAAGCAACAGCGGCGCCAATAACAGCACCGCTGGCAACGGTGACTTTGACAACATTGTTGAAGAATGACATGGTAATGAATGGTGAAGGTGACGGTAAACGGTAATAGAAGATAGGAGAATGTGAGTCACTGATTAGCGATTCGCAATCTCGTACTGGTTGTCACGGCACCAGTCCTTAACCGCTTGCGTCTCGACAGGGTTACGGCACTGCCTGGCGGTGGCTTTGTCAATCAATTCGATTGCCGTGGTTGTAGCAACAACGGAGAGCACAGCAGTGCAGCAAACGTAGAGATAGAAGAAAGTCTTCATAGCTGAGGTAAGGTGTGCAAAGGTGCCTGCAAAACTGCAGGCAATAACTGCCGGAGGGTTTGCACCTCCGGACCCGCTTGTACGGATCAGCCGTAGTTCTCCGGAAGTTCACAGTATTCTGGATACTGTTCGAAGAACCGATCCCAGGCCCAGGCTTCTGCCTGTTCGTCGGTATACTCCTGTCCTGCAGACTGGAGATTCTCGATGAGATCCTCAAGGATCACCTGGTAGTTGTGGTTAACCACTAGGGTTAGCTCCGTTGTGCGGTGCCTATCTCCGCTGGAGGCAGCAGTCAGAAGACTGCATCTAGAGACCTTTAATCGGTCCCTGGAGGCAATCATCGAACAATCGTTGTTAAAACTTTCTCTTATTAGATAAAAACTACAGTGACCGAAGGGAACGGAACGAGGGATAAGAACGTGGAAAACTATGCTCAAAGCCCTGAGTTTTCCACAGGCGCAAACTTTTGGCCCGGTCTCGACGCTACGAGATGCCTGGCCAATAAAGCTTGAGAAGCGTTGGTATGACTGGGATTTAAGGGGATTAAAAGTAGTACAAGGGTGTTGTATTTTGGGACACAAACAGTTTGAAGGTTAGCAGGTGTTCGTCAGTTGAGAGTTAAAAAGGTAGGTAATTGTACCTAGGAAGCGACCGGAAGGAGCGGCTGCTCCCCCGGAGGTAACGTTCACTTATACTCTCGGATGCAAAGCATCGGTTGCTCCCATTCTTCAAATGTTGCGATATAATCTTCTGCTTCGCTGTAAGAACTGAACCGTTCTTCGCAGCCTTGCAGATAAGCCTGTGCAAACTCAGAGTAGCTTGCAATCTCAACTTGATAGGTCATGGTAAATAAACCAAAGGACACAGCCGAATAGAACTTTCTCTTACGGCTGTCTGCGACCGCAGGGAGCATACACTCCCACCCTTTCTTTTTTTCCTCTCACGCTCTCCCGCGAGCGGAGCGAGCTTGATGTCTGCCGCGATTTTCACCCCAAAAGGGCTGTTTTTTAAGGCCGTTAGGGGTCTTCTGCTGGAGATAATACTGTATTGATTGCGCCTAAAATCGTTTATATCAAGATATTTTTATAACGATGCCCGTATCTCCCCAAGATTATGCTCTTTGGGCGTCTTTAACTGGCAATGCTTACCCTCGTACACCTCAAGAAAAGGCTCGATTAGCACCTGAGGTCTACGATTTCAACCGTGGCTTTGGAAAAATTAGGGGTTTTGATGAAGTTCAAAGCTTCCAAGGGGATGTTGCCTATGACCAACCCATCTCTGTACGGCACTATGGTGATAATTCTTTACTACAATCCCCAGTTACACCTGATAACAACATCCCAAAGGTTGCAGGCCAGCTCAATAACACCCTAACGGGGCGGCATTACACCCGGCATTACGCTGATAATGCTGTTGATACCGATATGAGCGGTACCGACAGACCAAAATCTCTCCTTGAAAAGGCTGCATTAGGGGCATTAGGGGTCGGCGCCCTTGCTGCTGGCGTTTATGGCGTACAAAAAGCAGCCGGCAGTGACATTGGCGTCGGTCGCGTCGGCGGAATGCTGCAAAACCTGGGGCAACGCGCCAAATCTGGGATCAAATCGGCGCTTGGCCTAGCAGAAGAGGCAGCTGACCCCGCATTTGTGGTGCGTACTCCTACAGAAGGGGCTTCTGCTGTAGCAACCCACGGAACATCAACGCTTGATGACGTTGCACCTGGTTTAGTGCGCGGCCAAAACGTTGTTCCTGCAGAAGTGCGGGTGCAACAGTCACTTAAAAGCAGGGTTCCAGACCCCTGGCATGAATCTGCTCTGGCAGGTGGCGGGCAAATGGTGTCGTCGCCAGCAATGCAGAGTGTTATTGGCAGCCAAACTTCTGGTGCCGGACTGGATCCTGACATTGCTTCGCGTGTTGATCGATTTACGCGCAAGATTGGTTACGGCCCGATCATGCAAGCGCCATCTGTTGCAGGTTTAGCTGAATCTGCAGAAGTACCAACTGCTGGTATGTTTGGCGGCCGCTCGCAAAAGATTGTTTCTCTTCCACGAGGGGGAGTAGAGGAAGGTGCCGCTGAAACTGCGCTGTTAACTGGTTTGCTTGGTGAGCAACGTCCAATGCCTGCTGGTGCGTTAAGTGGAGTGCAACGCCGGTTCTCTGGTGATCCTCGTGTTGCCACAGTTCAGAAGCAAGCAGAAAACATTTTTCAAGCAACGGGCGACCCTGGCGTAATCCGTTCTGCATATAGCGAGTCTCCAGGATTACCGATCCGTGTGACACTTCCATCGGGTGAGAGTGTTTCTACTGGTTCTCTCTATCAACCTTTTGGCCAGGTCATTAATCCACAAACGGGTGTGCCTGTTGTTGAAAGCCGCGCTGAATCTCTGCAAGCTGCTCTTAATATGCAAGGTGCACTGAAAGCACGTGCATTAGAACAACTGGGTGTACCTGCTACTTATCAACCAAGCCAAGCAGAACTTCAGCGTTTAGCACCTAGCACCAAAAAGTTACTTGGGCAATCAGCTGGTTCTGTTGAAGCTGCACGTAACCGCTTAGAGCAAGCACAAGCTTCTGGGATGCTATACAAACTGCGCCCTGAAGTGACAGAAGGGATCCGCGAAGTTCCGGTCATTAGTGAAGCTACAGGGGAAGTAGTGGGCTCCCGTGTTGTTCCTGAAGTTGAAGGTATGCCAACCAGTGAGTACTACAAGATGCGTGCTGCTGGTGGCGCAGGCCGTCAAGAAGTTGGTGGCGTGGGTCGTCGCCGCGAAGCACTGGCAGCAGAAGGATTTGCAACACAACCAGGCTCTACCCTGGAGGCAACACCTTACCTGTATCGAAATGTTGATACCGGTGAAGTGTTAACAGAAGGGCAGGTCAAGCGGGAAGATGTGCTTGGTGGTGCTGTCCGCCCAATGCGCGGTACTGCTGTTGAACCTCAGCGCATTATGGGACGCGAGGGGCGGACCTTCAAAGGTGTCTCTCAAGATGTTGTTGATCCGCGCTCGTTCGATCCTGCTGCCCTGGCGGCAATTGCAGAAGCAACCCCTGAAGTGATTGACCCCACGACTGGTCTGGCCTACAGCACAGCAGCAATGGGTGGTGAGCAGATTGCTAAGCAGCGCCGCCAGATTGAAGCAATGCGCCAAAGCGGTGCACGGGTCCGTGGTCGCATGGGTACCGAGCTTCCTGCTAGCGTTGTACGCGGCAGTGGGATCAGTGCCTCTGGTGTCGATCCTGCGTTAGGGACGCGGTTCTCTCGCCAGGGTCCAGCACCGGAAGGTAGTGCGCGTGCTCAAGCTGGTGAGCTTGTTCGTCAACGAATGGAGCTGGTGCAAAAAGCTCTGCGTGGTGAGTTATGACATTTAGAATAATCATTATTGGGGGTATACTATGACTTCCTTGGAGCCAATCCTTGCTGTACTTGTAGGTGCTGCTTTTACTGCAGCAGCTACATTTGCGGTTCAACTTATCGAGGCAAACAAGGCTCTTAAATACGGAACATTGCTGTCCCGTGTTTATGACATTCTTGATCCACTGTTAGAGCGTAATATGCGTTCTTGGAGTGGATCGGATGTTGAGTTTGCAATCGAATTAGTTATCGAAGCAGTTGCTGATAATCAGTTAACTGTTAAGGAAATTAAGCACGTTGCACAGGAAGCTGCTATGCGTTGGCTTCCGCAAGTTGCTGCAGACAAAGTTCGTAAATACGAAACAATGATGCAGGAACCTGCTGCTATGAAAGCTTCCAACATCCTGGCGGAAGTTGTCACTGGCAGCAAAACAAAAGAAGAAGCCTTCACTGAAGTTAAGCAAATCTTAGCCAATGGCTGAAGACAAAAACTGGATCAAGGGCGCCATCAAAAAACCTGGCGCCTTTTCTGCACAAGCAGAAAAAGCCGGCATGAGTACTGCTGAGTTTGCCAAAGAAGTTACTTCTAATCCTGGTGAATACAGTGAAAAAACTGTTAAGCGTGCTCAGTTAGCAAAAACATTAGCAGGTCTTCGTAAGAAGAAAGGAAAGTAATTCATGGCGTTTAAAACGCAACTTCCGTATCTAAATCGCATCCAGACTCAATCAAAAGAGTCTGGTAAATCGCTGGGTCCATTTGCTGATCAGCAGATGGCTGGACCATCTTTTTTAGATGCGTATTTAGCAAAGTTGCGTGATACAAACCCAGTACTTCCTGCTAAGAAGTTTGGCGCCTTTGATCAAAAGATTGATCTTATTGAGGATCCAGCAAGCAAACAGATTATTCCAAACACTGGTAGAGATCCGTTTGCAACGAGTGGCCAAGGCTACCTAAAAAACTTTATCAGTGCTTACGATCGCAGCATTGTTTTAAATCCAGATGATCGTGTAAACCCTAACGGGTTAACCTCTCTGGTTCAGGAAAATGCGGCAGCACCAGAAAAATTCCCTGGCTCAGAAGGTACAGCAATCTCATGAACTTAGCTCCTGTTTTATCTGGTATGCGGATGGCCGGCACTGCTTTAGGAAAGCAGCTTGGTCCGCAGCTTGCCAAAGGTGCTTTTACCAGGGAAGCTTTGATTGGCTCCGGTATTAACCTGGCCCTAGAGCAAGGGGTTCCTCGTGTACTGGGTATGGATCCCGGTCCGCTTGGTCCCTCCTTAGTGCGTTCAGCAACCATTGGTGCAGTCAGTGCTCCTGTTGAGCGTGTTGTTCAGAGTCAACTAGGGACCGCCTATCCAAACTTGACAGGACCTGGTAAAGCCCTGGCGTCGTTAGCTGCTAGCCAAGTTGGTTCACTTGCCATTACAGAACCGGTAACCCGCGCTGTTACTGGCGCCATCTTCCCTGAAAGCCCGACAAGTGGTCAAACCCAGCAGACAGGTACGCAAGCGGATGTTGCTGGTGCTCAACTGCAGGCCATTCAACAGCAGATGATGGATCCAGAAGCACTGGAGCACCAACGGCGGATGGATTTAACCTATGCACGCAACTATAAATTCCCTAGCTATATCTACCACATTAGCCAACAGGGTTCTGCAGATCCTTTTGCCATTGCAAATCAAATGGTTAATGTACCAACAACACGGTATTTCTGATGCGTGCTGAAGTATTAAACTATCTTTCTAATAGCGGACTTGCACTACAGAAGTTCGGAAAAGAGTTTGGTACCTATTTAGAACAAGGTTTAAATATTGGCCGTGGTGCTTCTGGACCTCGTGCAGTTTATGGCGGCATCAAAGAAGCTGTTGGTTATGCCAAACAAGGTAACCTGCCACTGGCTGCTGCCACTGGCGCCCTTGATTTAATTACAGACGCCAGCCGTGGTACCTATTGGTTCCTCAACCACACGCTGGCTGTCAGCCGTAATGTTGGCCGCCTTGCTGGTGAGAAGATGGGGCTTGATCCTGTAACCACAGATCTGCTAGGACGCAGCACTCCTTTTGCCGTTGCTGCCCTTGGTGGTGCTGTTGGTAATGTCATGCAGGGATCGAGGCCAGCAGGTTATAAAAGCATTCTTCCTGTTTCCAAAGAAGAAGATCCAACAGGACGCACATCAGCTAACCCCATGGCGGAATCTGTGTTGCGTTACTTCACGGGTCGCCGGGGTGATCCGCTGCCCTATTCGACCTTTAAGGAAGAGCGTCCTGATGTTGCTTACCCCACGTACAGCGAGTACCTGAAATACACCCGCATGAAGCCAGAAGGTTTGGGTGCAATTGATCCTCAAACCCAATCTTTTGTTGGTCCGTTAGGAATTATTCGCGGAACCATGAAAGGTTTAAATGAACCTGAGGTTCGCTACTTTGGTTTCCCTGTTACAGCTTCAACAGCTATCGGTACTGCTGCAGCGTTAGGAACAACTGGAGCGCTGTATCAAGCGCTGCCTGAATCTATGAAGCAGGCAACAACAAGTTTAGGTACAACTGCTGCAGCACAACGAGCTGCAAGTGAAGTTGCTCAAGAGGCGGCTGTTGCTCGTGCTGGCGTCAAACTTGGCAAAGTATCTGAGCGTGCAGCAGATGATCTCTCTGATGTTGTTAAAGCTTTACGTCAACCTGAAGTTATCAAAACTCCCAATGTTGCAACATCTTTAGGTTTAGTTGCTGCTGGTTTAGGTGCAGGTTATTTAGCAAAGAAAGCTAGCCAAAAAGTATTTCAAGCTCAAGCAGAACAACGGTTAAAACAAGAACAACCGATAGAATATTTAAAACACAAGTACGGTTCTTTTGAACAAGCTGGTGAAGCTTTAGGTCAACCACAAAGTCAAAGCTGGCAGCAACTAATTCCTTACGTTAACTCTTGAAATGGCCTTCGATACAAACACTTACGATTGGACTAAGTCTGCTGGCAGTGTTTTTGGTAACTCTGGTTCTGGTTACAACTGGAGCGATACAAGCGGTATTAATTGGAACCAGACTCCTAGCGTTGATTGGGGTGGTTCGTTTAATCCAAGTTTAAGCGGTCGGGATTGGACTGATCGTTCTTCCCGCTCTGGAACAGACTGGGGGCAGATTCTTGGTACCGCTACAAAAGCAATGGATGCTGTAAGTGCTGCCCGTGGTTATCAATCTTCTCAAGGCCGCTCTTCTCGTAGTCAGCCGATTGTCACTGGTAATCAAGCAACAGTTGCATACAATGACCCTAGTATGCAGATCATTTATCCTGCTACCCGTCGCTCTCAGACAACAGAGACACGTGGAGGTGGCGGTGGAGTTGGAGGGATTATTGGCGGCTTAGCTGCACCACTTGCAGGCCTGGGCATGGCAACTGGTGTGTTTGGTCCATTGGCAATGCCTATTGCAGGTTTAGTTGGTGCTGGCGCCAGGATGTTCTGATTAATCTCTATTAAATACACTCCATTTAAAATAATTATCAAGAAGGATTATTTGCATGAACCCGTTACTTATTAGTGCTTTACTCGGTGGAGTTGGAGGCGCTGCTCAAGCTTATGGTCGAAGCAAGGGTGACCTTGGCCAAACATTAACCGGTGGTTTGATTGGTGGCGGGTTAGGTGCAATTCTTCCTGGTGCTGCAAGTGCGGTCGGCACTCGTTTAGCTGGTACTGCTTTAGGTGCTCGGGTTGCCCCTGAAGCCTATAAAGCTTCTCAACTGTTAGCTCGCTCTGGCGCCAGCACAATTAACCCGATTGGTCAGCAGGTTTTAGGTAAGGCTGCTTTAGCTAAAGGTCTTGGCGTTGGTGCCCTTGCTGCTGGCGGTTTAGCGATTCCTGCCCTTGCCGCTGGTGGTGCAGGTATGGCTGGTCAAGCCGTAGGCGGCATTAGCAAAGCTGCTGGTTTAACTGGCCAAGCAACAGGGATGGGACAAGCTGATATGCCAGGTGTTCCTAATGTTCCTAATGCAGATCTCTCGCAGTATGGTCCTCCTGGCGCTGCTGGTTATGCAGATCCTTTAGGAGCAATTCAAAGTCAGCTTCGCTTTGAAGATCAGCAATATCGTCAAAGCATGTTAAACGCTTTGCGTTATGCTCCTTATCAAGAAGCTTATGCTCAGCGCTCCAAAGAAGCTGATCTTGTTCGTGGTGCCAAAGCTGCTCAGTTAGCGACTGCTCTGCAAACTGATGCTGCCATGCGTCAACAAGGTCAACTTGGTGCCCAGCGGATGTCAGAAGGTTTCCTGACCAACGTTGGTAATGCGATGGCTCAGCAGTATCGTTACTTCTGATAGAGGTATTGAGACGTGGCTCAAACCTTTAACAATCCTTACCCCTACTTCAATCTCAATCCAGATTTTTCTGGGCTCTCTGCCAGCTATAAATTCAACCCAGATTTTCTTAAACAGTATCAGGGTAAATTTGTCGGCATGGATACTGGCACGGGTCAGCGTGGCGTTGACCTTGCTTTGTCAAATTTAAAAGCGTTGTACAGTCAACCAACTGCTGAAAAAGCAGGGTTAACTGGATCGTTTGAACCTAGTCCTCAGTACAAAACTTTGGAGATTGATACGACTCCATCTACACCTACTCCGTTTGAGCCGCCTGTTCCTGAGATCCCTGATACTCAGTTAACGGTTGACCAAGCTGCTCAGTACTACCGTGCACTAGAGGGCGAACGGTTGCGTTCTGATCTTCAGCAAAACATCATGAACATTCCTTTTGCTGGAATCTATAGCAAGATGTCCTTGGATGCAGCTCGTCAACTTCGGCAAAAAGATTATGAGCTGGGATTAGCTGCTGACATCAATTCTCCAACCCGCCAGGCACAACGCAATCAAATTCTGCAAGGTCAGGCTACTAGCGCAGCAGCTAGCTATAATGATAGTTTAAGAGCACTGGCTGAAGTTCGTCGGGCAGCCGGTGAAGCCTTCAGGTTACCTGGTTATCGGAGCATGGCGTAATGGCAAAAAATAAACAAGCCCAGGCAAAAAATATAGCTGAAAAACAAAAACAAGAGAGCAGTTCAAAAAAGAATAAGAATAAAAATAAAGGTTCTTCAACACCGAGTACTCCTAGTACTCCTGATAACTCGGTTCCTGCTGGCAAGCTTTACGATGTTTATGCGCCTCAGATAATTACTCAGGGCGGTATTCGTTATTTATCTCAGTTTGATGATACTGTTCAGTTAGAAACTCTTATGGCCATTGGTCAGCAAGAGTTTAACAGGGCTCAACAAGCTGATCAATGGTTACAAGATAACAAATTTCAAGCAAAAGAATTAGAAAATAGACTTGCACAGGCCAACTTAAGTTTACAAGGCATTACTGCCCAAGCAGATGCAACAAAGTATGCGTCTGAACAGTCTGCTGGTGCCACGCGTTTTGCAGCAGCAGAAGGTGCTCGTGGTCAAATTGGTGCAGCAGAAGCTGGCGCAAGAGGACAGATCGGTGCTGCAGCAGAAGGAGCCCGTGGTCAAATTGAATCAGAACGTCTGCGTTCTCAAGGCCTTGTTGAATCCACTGCTTTAACTGCTGGCGCCACTCGTTTTGCAGCAACAGAGTCTGCACGCGGCCAGATAGGGGCAGCAGCAGAAGGTGCACGAGGACAAATCGGTGCTGCAGAAGCTAGTGCCCGTGGTCAAATTGAAACTCAACGTGTTGCATCAGAGAGCCAAGAGCGCCAGATTGGCCTGACTGGTGAGCAAACGCGCTTAACCGCCATTGAACAAGGTTCGCAAGAACGCTTAAACATTGGAGCACGTGGTCAACAGGATCGGATGACTGTTGCTGAACAGGCGCGTCAGCAGCGGGAAACAGAGTTGCAACAAGAGATGTTTAGGCGCTATAAAGAGCAGAAGGACGCCACTCAGGCTTCAGCTGCTTTCCGTGCATGATTGACTGGTTAGAAACTCTAAGCGTTAACGAAAAAGAAACCTTTCTTACATTCTGTAAAAAACAAAGTTCACCAATTCAAATGTACCTGTATGCCCGCTTCCTTGGGTATACAGGTAACATTGTTGACTGCGATCAGTGGCAACAGCAAACTTTTAAGAAACAGAATCTTCAACAGATCCTGGAAATTGAAGTCGGCAACATGCAAGAAGACGTGGAGAAGCTGCGTCAAGCCATTGATCTTGGCATGGTCAAACAAGATAATGGCACTGCTCGTATTGCCATGATTCAAAAAGAGCTTCGTGGTGCCATCAAACAAATTCAAGATGAACGCTACGTCTCTGACAAACAGGGCCTCATCCTTGCTGGCGCTGATCGTGCATTGCGAGAAATTGTTTTGATTTTCAAGGACGATCCAATTGAAGGACCACTCCAGGATGCTGTTATGGCAGTGTGGACAAAAATCCTGGCAGAAGAGTCCTAAGTTAACTACGCTAAGGTAAGGGGATGGCAGGCACATCTCTTTATAGCGTTTACAGGCGTACCGCACGCGCTGGCGCCAAGCAACAGGTTGTTAAGAAAACAAGCGACATTGATATTGAGCGGGCACAGGTTGATTTTGCTTACTTCTGTGATGTGGTTGGTGAGAAACCGCCAGCTCGCCATCACAAGGAGTGGCACCGCTACCTGTGCACCGGCTCAGACAGCGAGTGTTTGATTGGTATCGCCGGCCCTAACATTGACATCCTGGCGCCACGGGGCTCAGCAAAATCAACAGTCCTTGGTTTGTTTACTGCATGGGCCATTGGTATCCACGCATTAAAAAAGAAACCACTGAAGATTCTGTACATCTCTTATACCGTTGATGTTGCACGCCCTAAAAGTGCAGCAATCAAACGAATCATTGAAGAGAATAAGTACTACAAAGAAATCTTCCCAATGGTTAAGATTGCCAAAGGGATCAACTCCAATGAGTACTGGAGTATTGATTGGAAGTTTGCAGGTATCAAATCTACCGGTGAAGAAGAATTTACAATCTGTTGCGCTGGTTTAAAAGGTGCTGTGACATCTAAACGTTCGCACCTTTGTATTATTGATGACGCTATCAAGAGTGCTGATGATATTAAGAACAGGGACATCCGTGTAGCTATGGAAGATAACTGGAACTCAGTTATCGTTCCCACTATGTTTGAAGGTGCTCGTGCTGTTTGCTTAGGTACACGGTTCCGTCATGACGATATCCACAAGACAACATTTACTCCAGATAACGACTGGGTTCAGATTGTTCAGTCGGCCATCACAATTGATGAGAATGGTGATGAACATTCCTACTGGCCTGAGATGTGGTCGCTTGATTACTTGCAAGACCGTAAGCGCCAGGCTCCTGTTGCGTTTAGTTTTCAGTATCAGAATCAAATTGTTCAGACAAGCGAGTTATCTATCTCTCCTGAGCTGATTATCAAAAGTAAGATTCCAACTGAGTTTGATACTCTTGGTGTTGGCGTTGATCTTTCTGCTGGTGTCAGAGAGAAGAATGATTACAGCGTGTTTGTTTTAGGAGGACGCGTTAAAGATAAGGTTTACATTATTGATTGCAAACGTCTCCGTTTGATGGGCAATCTGGACAAACTAGATGCACTCATGGAGATGATGTATGAGTGGGGTATTGTTTATAAAGACGGTGACAAATATTTCCCAACCGGATCAACAGTGGATATCTGGTCAGAAGCTGTTGCCTATCAGGCTTCCCTGGAAGCAGACTTCAAGCGCATCTGTCAAGTTGATCACGGACTGTACAACTTGATTTGGCATCCAGTCAAAGGATTCCGTGGCGACAAACTTGCTCGATTTAGGGGCATTATGGGGTTGTTTGAGCAACGTAAAATCTTCTTTAACAAATACAGGAAGTTTATTGCATTAACCGATGAAATCATTAACTTTGGGGTTAGCTCTCATGACGATTGCGTGGATTCTCTGGTGTGGCTATGCAATGGCTTGATGACGCGTGGCAAGTTGGAATTGGAGTACTAACGTTATAGTATTGACGGAATTAGACTGATACTACTCCCACATGAGCACTCGTTATTTAACAGTTGAGCTTGAGCAGGATGCTTACGGCTCAGCTATCATTTCATTACCAGACGAGCTTTGCCATGACATGGCGCTGCAACCTGGCACTGAATTTGATATTGAAGTTGAAGATGACGTAATTACCCTGCGCCGTCTTGAAACTGGTTACGAGACCGAAGAAAACTGATTACTGATCTGACATGAGCACATCGAGCCAGTCCACATTAGAAGGAATGCTCAAAGCTGTTGTGAACCGTGAATCCACGGGCTCAGCAGACACGATGCTCATTAATGCTCACCTCTCCCAAATGAAGATGTTTGGGATTAGGCAGGGTGTTGAGTTTTATCCGAATCAAGATAACTTTGGTACACAGAGGTTTGATTTCATTCAACAAGTTATCAAGTTCAACAAACTTGATGCACGATTAGATTCCATTTGGGATCGCTTCCTTTCTTACGGTAAGGGTCTTTTTTATATCAGACCAACAAAGAAAACATATCGTTTGTATTGGTTTGATAAAGATGCTTACCGTACATATTATTCTTCAGAGGGTGACTTAGAAGAGGTCATCATTATCTACGCTTACAAGGTCAAATCCTCTCGTGGTTTTGGTGGCGTTGGCCTTGTTACAGACAAGCGTTATATGCGGCTGCGGATTACGCCAACAGAGATCCAAGAGCTGCATAGTGAACAAGAACTAACATTTGATTCATTAAACGGAAATATCCTTAACTCGTTTGATGATCGCACTGTTGAAAATACCCTTGGCTTCATTCCTTGCGTTGAAGTTTTAAACAATCCTGATGCGTTTGGTACAGAGGGCAGCGGTGAGTTCGAGTGGTTAGCAAACCAGATCATTGCCCACGATGAGATGGTTAAGAACATTCGGGCAAACCTCTCCTTCTTTGGTAACCCAACACTGCTCTCCTCCCGTCCTAAACACGACATTGTGGAGACGGCAAAGGATGGCGCTGTTCAGCGCCCGAGCATTGCCAGTCAATCTGGATTCCAATCGGAGTTCTCGCTCTCCAGTTCAACTTTTAAACAGGATCCTACTGAGCGCCAACAAGCTGGTTACATTGGTTTACCAGGTACAGGTCTGCGTGTGCCACGGGTGATTGCCAACCTGGAGCCAACAGATCGCGTTGGTTTTATTACTCCTAACGCAATCAGTACAGACCAAGCACGTTATGTTGATCAGCTTCGTTCTGAGATTCGCCTGGCGTTAGGCGGTATTGACGACCTGTCAATCACAAACGTTACAGCAACTGAGATCAAATCTGCTTACGGTCGTGTCAGCGCCACTGCTAAGAAAAAGTGTTTGCAGCTTTACACCTACGGTATTTGCAGGTGCTTTGAACTGATGATCTATCAGGAAGAGCAACTCTTCCGTAAATCATTGGCTGTTGCTTCTGGCCTGGTTTATCCTGTGCTGCCAGATAATCCGACAGATGAGGACATTGCTAAAAATGAAAAAGCTAAAGCAAAGTATGAGAAGGGTCTAGATAAAGCACTGCAAAAAGCTTTTGATAGCAAAGAGATTCCAGACGGTGTCATTGGCCTGGCGCCAGACGGTGACCGCACAGTGATGTGGCGCTGGATGGGACCTGTCTATGAAGACACTCCTCAAGACAAAGTTAATCAGTCTATCTTTACTCGTAACTTACAAGAGTTGGGAGTTGATAGTATTGAGGCACTCAAGTACTTGTTCCCAAGCAAAACTGACGATGAAGTAGCTGAGATGTTGTCTGGCTATCCATTCCGAATGGTTGGTCAAGTGCAACGTGCGTACTCAACATTCCTTGATCTTATTAATCAAGAAATGCGCACACCACATCCACAACGTCCGGATCTTCCTATTGCAGCAGATCCACGTTTGGATTTAACTCCTTTCTTATACCGAACACTCGAAAGTCTCCAAAAAGAGGTAACTTATGCAGGCCGATACCGCAGCGCCGATCCAATCAGCACCCCAACAGTATTCGACCCCGCCGACCAGCTACGCGGCTCCGGTGATGCAACAGACGGCAGCGCAGGCACCGGTGGCAACAACCAGCCAATGGGTGGCACCGTACCAACCGGCGCAGGCCCCAGCGCCCCAGATGCAGGCACAGATCTCGGCGGCACCTTACGCCCCTATCCAATCGTACCCGCAAGCCCAACCTACAGCGGAGAATCCGTACAAGGAAGCGTTCAACAAGGTGGTGTCGCTCCTGAGTTCTCCAGTTCAATTCCCGTTCCAGGGTCAACAGTCCGTAGGGACACAGGGAATCGACCCGGCCAGCTTCAGTTCCCAACAGACCGGGGGCTTCAGCAGCAATACGGCAGCCCCGATTTATCCGTCCAGCCAGGGTTACTCTCCCAGCTCTTCCCAAACCTCGCGGGAAATAACAACACAACAGCTCCTCGAAAACGGAGTAAGTCCTAAAAGTATTGAAGTCATTGACCATTTTGGTGCTGATGCACCAGCTGTGCTCAATGACTATTCCTGCACCCTGGAGGATGCCCTGATTGCACGGTATCAACAGTTAACAGAAGCTGTTCAACTGCTGCAAGAACTCTCCAATGAGCACGCTGCCTACGAGGCAATCCTGACGGATCCAGATGTTCTTGCAGATTACACCTGCGAGTTCTTTGGTCCTAACGGCCCCTACCCGGTGGCTGATGAGCAGCCAATGGTGCCGGCAGGTTATGTTGCTCCTCAGCAAATGGCTAATGTTGCTCCCGAGCGTCAATCTTTACCAGTGCCTCCTAGCCCAACTGGTAACATTGATACGCAAAACTTCTGGGATAATTTTGGCAGTGTTGCTGAACGGGACCCTTCTAATGCCTGGCGCTATCTGTCCATGGCTCAAACCAATCCCAATGTGTTCCGCCAAAAACTCCTGGTGATGGAATGAGCTAAAAAACAATTGAGTTTAGAATAAGGGGTAGCAATAACTGCCCCTTTTTTATTAGGTTGATATGGCTATTTTTCCAGAGTCAGCGCGAACTGCAGCTGCTTATTTAGGCGGTGGTATTGCACGCGGCATTGAACAAAAGGCTGGTCAAGTTATGCAAGCAGGTCAGCAACTTGCAGCTAAAGGAGGAGTTGGACAGAAGGTTGGTCAATTCTTAGAGACTGTTTCTCAACCAGTTCAACAGTTTGGTAGTGACGTTGCTGCCGGTGCTAAAGGCGCTATGAAGAAACGTGATGTTGGGTTAGCTGCTATTGGTGCAGGCATGACCGGTGCTTTTGTTGGCGGTATGGGAGCCAATGCAGGTGTTTATGCACTGATGGATCTTGCATCAAAAAATAACCTCAATCGGCAACCGGCACAAGGTACCTATGGTGGAAACGTAATGCCAGCTGATTTACAGATGGGATATATTCCGATGAATGTTTTTGGTTCTCCACTAACGCAAATTAGTGCAGGTTCTGTTGCTGGTGTTAAACAAGCGCAGGTAAATCAACGAATGTTGCGAGCAGCATTAGGACCTGACTTTGCTGCTCCTGAGGAATGATTAATGGCTAAACAGAAACCTAGTGCCAAAGAATTTTTATCTGGTTTTATTACACCAGAGATTCGTCAACCTGCGTCTACTTTGCAACCGCCTAAAGTCAATCCTTACGCAAGGATTGGTCCGCTAGGAGCAAACCAGTACACGCTGGGCAACCAAGTCATGAGCCAACAAGCAACGCAACCGCTTGTTAATCCAGAAGCAATGTGAACCAGTCTGAACGCTACGCACTGCAAGGTGCTGCCGCTTTTGCTGCAGCTGCTGGCGCCAGCAAGTTAGTTGGCACAGCCGCTAACGCTTATCGGAACCGTGCATTAGAAGAGAGCGGCACTGCTTTTAATCGTTCTGATCGGCAGAATGTTCTTAACAAATATGAAGAACTGACTGGTTATGCAGCTCCAAATGTAACAGCTAATACACTGCCAAGTGGATCTAGCTACTCGACTCCAGAAGGAGTCTCTTTAAATTTCCCTAAAGCTAGTCAGTTCACGTTGGGCCATGAGCTGGGGCACCAATCAATTACCCAAGGCGGCGGGCCAATGGGCTGGGTTCAGTCCAATTTATATGCTGGCTTAAATCCAAATCTTGTCGGTATTGCTGCAATTGGTGCTGCTGCTTTGGCGCCATCGACACGGCGTGCTGCTTCTCTTGCATTAGGAATCAACTACCTTAACCACAGTGGACGCATCCTTTCTGAAATGGAAGCAACGCGCCGTGGCTTGCAGTACGTTAATGAGGCAGGTTATACAACATCCCCTACGACAGGTGCTCTCCAAGTCAGCAATTATTTGTTGGCGCCAGCTGCAACAGGGTTAGCAGCCCTTGGCGCAGGACGGTTTTTACGCTCTTTTGCCGAGAAACTGTAAAATTTATTAACTGCAGTAAGTAAGTGTTGCTATAATTTTATCAATGGGACAAAGGTTCCAGGTTTGCAGAGGCGCCGGGAAACCGCCGGCCTTTGCTCCAGGGATCTCTTGGATCCTGGTTTCAGCCAAATACTACGCTGAATTCCTAACATGTTTATCGATAGCTAACTCAGATCCTGATAGGTATTTCCTTTGATGATTTGATAGATGGCTAGGTGATTGCATTCAAATCGTTTTGCAATTTCCCGATAAGAGAGTCCTTCAGATTTTAAGTTTTTAATTTCTGTGATGTCCTCTTCCGAAAATCTTCTCAAAGATTTTTTAGCCTTCCCTTTGCTAACGTAACCGTTCTTGGAATAGCAACCTGCTTTTAAAGCTCTGTTGTAGTTCTCTCTTTTGGTAACAACCTCAAGATTGTCAAGAGAATTATTTCTTTTGTTTCCGTCTTTGTGATCAACCTGAAGAGAAGTTGATTTTATTCCATGCAGGGATAGATCAAGATCCAGGAAAGTTACAGCCATTAGTACATGTACGTGGTAACGTTTCTTTTTTCCATCTAGCAAAACAGAAACACGATCATACGTACTTGTAAAACTAACAGCTAATTTTTCAAAATTTTCTCCAATTTTTTGATAAGGCTGTCCAGTTTGATCAAAGTAAAGGTTTTCAAATCCAGGAACTTGTTTTGGTTTCATGTTGTCTATTAACAACTTGGTTCCAAGCATAGCACCTTACCTGAGTACTCAACGTTGTCGCCTGGCTAGGTAACTGGCCAGTGAACACTGGGTGAATTCAGGGAAGCCCTAACGTAAAGTCGAGGGTAATCCTGAGCCAAGCCAACTAAGTTCGTAGTTGGAAGGTGCAGAGACTAGGCGGTAGATGACGCTTCATCTGTAATACGCCATTAGCGCCCAGCACCCTTAATAGGGTGAAGAGATAGTCCACCCCTTCAAGAGATTGGAGATCAGGAGAACGATTTTCCTAAGCTGTTGGGCGCGGAGTTATACCGTCCCCACCCAGCTTATATCGTGGAAATGGCCTGTGAGCCAGTTGTTGTCCACGATTTTACTAAGCAGCCTGGTCAAACTGTTCAGTTAGACCGCTACCGCTTCTGGGGTAATCCGGGTACGAAAACTAACCGTGAGCGTACTCAGGATCAAACCATCGGTACTGCTAACAGCCGCTCCATTGTCAAGGACAAGGTGCTGGTGTCGCTCCGTGAGTACACCGGTCCCGCAGACCCGAACAACTCCAACCTCCCGAGCACCTTCAAGATTGCTCGTGAGACTCTGATGACCGCTCAGCGCCTGCTGCTGGACACGGGGAACCTCAACATGTTCCACCAGTCCATCGGTTCGCTGACGCTGCTTGACGACTACCGCCGCTGGCGTGACCGCGTCTTCATTGACGAGCTGTTCAAATCTGAGTCCCGTGGTGAGTCTTCTGATACCCAAGGTGGTTACTACTACCCCAACGGTAAGGCCAAGACCAGTGCCACTGCTCTGACTGCCTATAGCGCTACCGAGTATGCCTCGGAGCGTTACAAGTTTAATGTGAAGACCGACCTGCTTGAGGTGGTGAAGAGCCTCCGCAAGCGCAACGTGCCCGTTTTCGCTGATGGTTACTATCGCTGTATTGCTGATCCCTCCTTCATGAAGGATCTGCGTGCTGATCAAGGTTTCCGTGAAGTGGCTCGTTATCCCGGCTTTGCTGGCGGTAACCCGTTGATGAGCGGCATGAACCCCAACGCTGCCATCTATGGCGGTGGTCAGTACGGTCAAGCCCAATTTGTTGGTGGTGAGCCCACCATGCCTTCCGGCTTTGTGTTTGAAGGCGTGCGTTTCTTCGAGTCCACCAACTTCCCCTCCAAATCCATTACGGTTGATATCGGTGATGGTGCTGGCGCTGTTTCCCACGACACTCCTCCGGGTCTGTTCTTCGGTCCCCAAGCTGTGGGTGTTGGTATCGGCGGTCCTAACGCTCAGGTTCTTATCAACAACAACGACGATTTCAGCCGCTTCATCATTCTGATTTGGCAGCTGTACGCCGGTTTTGCTAACCTGAACAAGGACTTTGTTACCACCGCATTCACCATTGTTTGAGGAAGGAGGTAATTAATTATGGCTGCTTACAAAGAACAAGCCGGTGAAGTTTTATTCCCCGGTAATCAGGTTAACCGCCTGTCCTCCTACAACACCGAAGGTGTGCTTGGTTGGCCTGGCGTTGAAGCCTATGAGCTGATCGGCTATGTCAAGATTGACAACGTGGCTGCTGACAAAGCTTCCTACAAGAGCTTTGACATCACCATTCCTTCCCCCGATCGCCGTCCTGATGATCGCGTCCGCGACAACCGTACAGCTCTGACTGTGCGTGCCAGCACTCAGCGTCCTGCCTACGTGTACGGTGCTTCGATTGCTGTTGCTCAGGATATCCCCGCTGGTGGCCTTGCTGGCTTCCCCGCTGCTCCTGTGACTGCAGACATCGGTGGTACCTCCACTGAGCTGCTGGTCTTTGGCCCGAACAACGCCGGTAGCCCTCTGGGTATCCCCTCGGCTCAGGGTACAGGTCTTGCCAACGCCACATCCTATCTGACTGCCTCCAGCTCCCTGTTCACTCAGGGTTCTGCTGCTGTTAGCGGTGGTGGCACCAACGGCTATCTGCCTTTCCCCAACGCTGTTACAACTGGCGGCATTGTTGCTGCTGACTTTGCTAACAGCCTGATGTACCGCGTGACTGCGGACACTACCTTCAAGGTGTTCAACACCAACGCCATCACCGATACTTCGGTGAACGGTGACGGTGTGTTCATCAGCCAAGATGACAAAGATGCTGGCAAGGCTGGTTATCTGATCTGCCGTGTAAACTATCTGCGTCCGGCTGCCGCTGTGTCTTGGAATGACATCCAAGGCTTTATCGACTTTGCTTCGCAAGTCGGCGGTACCGACAGCTGATCAATTGATTAGCTGAGTTGAGGTTGGTATTGTATTGGTAGTTGTCATTTTAACGAATGCTCTACCAATACAAACCAACTGGCCAACTTGTGGAGATGATCTCGCACCACGGGGACGGGATCATGATGTGCATTGATGCGCAAGATGAGGTTCTTTACATTGATCGTGACGATCTGATGCCTCACCTTGGAGCAACCAATGAAAAAGATTTTACGGAAGAGCGTTTGACTCAAAAGCTGAAAGAAGAAGGCGTCAATCCTCCTATTCCAACAAACAAAGAAACTTTTCCACTCGATACACGCATTAATCTTAATACTGCTAGTGCTCGGCAGATTGCAGATGCGTTACCTGGAGTAGGATTAAAGACAGCACGAGACATTAAAGATTTACAAACTTCAATGCCTGGTGAAAAATTTGTCCGTTTAGATCAACTCAAATCTATTAAACGAGTTGATTGGGATGAAATTATTAAAGAAAATCTTATTCGAGTTGAGTAATGCAACTTGATAACTTCCTCAAGTCAAAGATTCGCTGGCACCTAGGGTATAACACCACATCCATCCCTGCCGGTGATCTTGCTCGACTTGAGGAAGCTCTCGACAATGTGCCAGATACATTCTGGTATCAGAAATTAGTTGAACAAGTTAATCGGTGCGATGAGGCTGAAAAACGCACCGATATGACCGGCAGTGCAAATAACAATACTGTTCCCCGTAACCGCTTAGAAAACATTGCTGGTGACGTTGATCGGACGATCACAACAACTGATTTTAAAGAGACACTTAAAACCTGGACAGAAATTTATCTCTATGAAACTGATCGCTTAGCTCTCCATTTATACGTGGCTAACTATAGGAATCCTATGCAAGCCCGTTATCGCTTCGAGCGGGAAGGAGCTGAATTTATCCAAGCTCTACCCGGACCTGCAGACGTTGCCATCGGAACCCGCATCCACTTCGAGTACAACTTCCGATAAACCAATGTCTACACCACGCCAACGCTACGAACAATTACTTCAGCGTCCTGAGGTTCGCTCTCTTCTCAACACCATTCGCTACGCAGAGGGAACTCCAGGAACTGCTGGCTATCAAACAATGTTTGGTGGCGGTAAGTTTGACACTTCCAAAGGTTGGCGTCACCCTGATAAAGCTATTACTGGTGGCGGCTACACAAGCACCGCTGCTGGCGCCTATCAATTTTTAACCCCTACTTGGCAGGGCGTTGCCAAAGAACTAGGTTTATCTAGTTTTGATCCGCGCTCACAAGATCTTGGTGCTTTACGTTTAATTGATCGACGTGGCGCATTAGACCCATTCTTAAAAGGAGAAAAATTTGGAACTGTTATTAACAAGCTTGCTCCAGAGTGGGCTTCATTGCCAACATCTGGTGGAGGAAGCTACTATGGCCAACCTTCTAAAAAACTCGGTGACCTGTACAACTATTATCAACAACAAAAAACTGGACAGCCCGCCGCCCCAGCTGTGGCTGGTGCACAACCACCACAAGCCCCACAGCAACAGCAAAAAGGTTTACCAAACATAAACATTTTTATTGGTGGTAAAAAGCAAGAAGCAGGGAGTGGCAGTACTCCTTTTGATTTCCTGTATAACTTTATGCGCCGTGGGAATGCTGGGCCACGTTCTTCTCTGCCTTCTCCAATGGAAATGGCAGCAGAGTTAACTAATGTTCCAAGTGTTGATTACTTCAACATGGGGTAACTATGGCAGGCATTATTCCGGCTGGATACGTTGCAAAGGCTGGGGAAGATATCTTCCCCACAACAGGACCGCACCTTGATGTGCGTGTTAAAAAAGACGGGCAGTACATTAACCCTGAAACCTGGCGTAGCGGTCTTCAACGGTTAAAGATTGGTCAGCAACGTACACCGTTGTATACCCAAACGCAAGGGACGTTTAAACCGTCTTTTACTGTTACCTCACCGTTTGGTCCCCGCTCAGCACCAACTGCAGGTGCCTCCACTTTTCACCGTGGCGTGGACTTTGGGATTGCTGGTGGCACTCCGCTGTATTGGGAAGGGCCAGGCACCTTTAAACCTGGAGCTGGCCTTGGCACCATCTTGACTCCAGAAGGATTTGAAGTGGAGTTGTTGCACACCAAAGGCGGCAAGCCAGTCAGCCTTGAGATGCAGCAACAAACTCCACAAATTAAACCCCCTCAGCAACCTGCTCAGAGTGATGCACCTGAGTCAATTAACATCTACATTGACCCTTCAGCGTTAGGTCAACAAGAACAGCAATCTAAGGATCCTGCAAAAGAACTGCTGAGCCGTTTTGTTGAGAATATGTATACTCGCAAAACAGTTCCAATGCCTACATTTGATGTGGCAAGAAGCGTTACTCAGATGCCAAGAGTTAATTACTTTGCATGAGATTAGCTGCTGTTCCTGGTTACAGTCCAAGTCTTCCTGTTACATATGAAAATATGTACAGAGATTATGCTTTGACAACCGCTAAGTTTGCAGATCCCTTTCAACCACAACAGAAAGAAGCTAGCTCTAAATGTTCTTATGTTGTTGGCTACAATGGTAGTAACGATCCTCGCTTTCAATTAAACAACCCTGCATATATGCGGGAAGTTGATCGTTCTCATACGGACAACATCCCCTCTGTTGTTTTAAACAAGCGCCCTATCCAAAACCAATTATGAGCTACACAAAACCTGGTCTGCGTGAGCGGTTAAAAAACGAGATCATGAACAAAGAGACTGCAGGTACTAAGAAAGGAAAATGGAGTGCTCGCAAAGCTCAAATGCTTGCACGTAAATATAAAGAACAAGGTGGCGGTTATAAAGGTAAACGTACAGAAGAACAGAAAGATTTACAAAAATGGGATGACAAAGAGTGATCAATCCTTTTGAATTAAACATTGCTACTGTTCCAGATGAGCCAGCAGGTCGCGGCCTTGGTGCTTTGCGAGGCAGCAGTGAGCCTGGACTAAGGGGGTTGCCCGGTGATGCACCGCCAGGGGAGCGGCCTCTTCCCGGCAGTCGTCGCTTTGCTGGCGATCGAATTAAAGGACTAGGACAACTGGATCCAACAATCTTTGCAAAGCTGTTTGCGTAAACAGAAGCACGCTACAATAGCTTTAGCAGACTTTAGTTAGTTTTACTCGATGGCAAGCTCTTCAACCAATAAGCAACCGGCAATGGTTGATCGGCCGTTACTGAATAGCACTCTTTTAACGGTAGCTTCTGGTCAGCTGTTTTCAACAAGCTTAATTCCAACTGCTGTTGGTAACGCTACAAACGTTATTGATATTGATACCTCTTTGACAGATGCTTCTATTGGTGGTGCCTATATTGATGAGATCTGGCTTCGCTACACAAAAGAGCGTAATATCTTTCTAGATGCAGCTACAGCTGGTGCCGGTACATATGCACAGTCAGGAACAACAGCTGTAGTTGTTACCCTAGCAAATCACAATCTTAAGGTTGGTCAAAAAGTTTATCTGGACTACACCAGTGGTACTGCAGTAGATGAAACGGCAACTGTAAGTGCAGTTACCTCTGGAACATTTACAGTTACCAGTGCAGGCACCTTAACAACTTCTGGTAACGTCAACGTTTATCAACCAATTGATATTTGTTTCTACTTGGTTGCAACAAGCAGTGTTACCAACACTAACCAGTTCTTCCCGTTATTTACTGTTAGCATCCCTGCTATTGCTGATAACCAGAACTACAGTTTAACTCAAAACAAAATTCTTCCTTATATTAACCACCCGGTTCCTCACGCTGGTACAAACTTTACATCTGCAAATAATGAGCTGGCGCCAAAAACACGTGGCTTGGTTTTGACCCGTGGTCAAGCACTGTATGCTTCCGTTAGCGGCACAACATCGTTGACAAATGGATTCTACATCAACGTACAAGGCGGTTACTATTGATTTAGAGGTTTGACATGCCAAGAAAACGTGACAGTTTTGGCGGCAGTTTCAACAATGGCCTAGGTTCTTTCTCGGATAAAATTAAGAAAGAATCTAGGAACTATTCGTTTGATATTGATGATTCCTTTGATTTCAAACCAAAGGATCGTAATCAAATAAGCCGAGTTCGGTTTTATAACCAAGACTCCATGTGGACGCGTTGGCGTCGAGGTTACGAACTCTATACGATTACTCAAAGTGTACTTGGGACTGGCGCCACGGGGCGTAATACCCGTGGTGACTTCAGGATGTACTGTGCTTTCCAGCAGTTCCCTGGCGTCTTCATTCCTGCACGGATGTTTACGTTTCCATCAGCTCACAGTGAGATTGGTGAGCAGATGGTGGGAATCCGTGATGTCAACTCATTTAATTTCTACAACTTTGGATTGCCCATTTTAGGTGTCCGCTATTTACAGAAAGATGAAGCAGGAACATATTTACAGAGCGGAACAACTGTAACAGTAACGATTGAAGAACACGGTTATTCTGTTAACGACTCTATCTATTTAAATTTCACTACAGGTGCAGGAGTTAACGAGACATTATCTATTACATCAGTAACAACAAACACGTTTACATGTACTGCTTCTGGTTCCCTGTCAACCAGTGGTAATGTTACTACTAAAAAAGTTGTACCCTTTACTGATCCTCAGTGGGTTGAGCAGCGTGTTCGCCTGCGGACCATCCCCACTCCAGTTACGTTCTTTGCTGGTGAGCGACTTGTTGATCGAGTCATTGAACGTGATCCTGGTTTGTTTTCAAGTTACTCTAGGACTGGATCTACAGTTACTGTTACTTGTAGTACAAACCACGGACTTTCTACTGGTGTTGAAGTTTTTATTGCTGTTCTTAGTGGCGGGATTGCTTCTGGTCTTTATACAGTTACTGTTACTAGCTCTACTCAATTTACTTTTGAAACGTTAGTTAGCGGCAGTGCATCCGGCAACCTTGTTGTTAATCGGCGCATCCGTGGATTTGATTACACAAACTATGTTGGCTACACGGTCACTGGTACAGATCTGGTTACTAATGAAGTAAAGTTTCAACGTGACGATAGCTATGGGACACGCATCTTTGATCCAACTACAGGATTAGCTTCTACCCAAGGGATTCCTAAAACAATTGTTCCTGCTCATCGTGGCTTTGAAGTTGGACGTTACTTGACTACAGAGGTTCGCTATCATTGCACTTGTCAAGATTACCTCAAAAGAGAAACATTTAATTTCTATGATGAGAAGCGCCGTCGAGAGTTCCCAGCTACAAAAGCAGGATCAGTACGGCCTGGTTACCGGTTAGATCGTGATGGTAATTTAATTGAAACAAGAGACGATTTTGGTGTCTACTCTGACTTTGGTTATTTAGTTGTCAACAATTTCTACCAATTGCCTACTTATGAAGATACCTCAGAATATTCCAGGCCACTGCTTGCTTACTACCAACTGCGCTGGTGTAAACATATTTATGCAGCTATGTGGTCGTTGGTTCATGATGAAGGCAACGATCCTTTAAATCTGCAAGGAACATATACACAATCAGGACCAAACATTACTGTTGTTACGGAAGAACCCCATGGCCTTAGTCTGAATACAAAAATCAACTTAGAGTTTACAAGTGGCAACGCATTGAATGGAGAATACGCTGTTAGCCAGGTTGTTAACGCTAATAGCTTTGTTATTATTTATCCGTTTAGTCAAACAACTGGCGGTTATTGCACTGTTAAGAACTTAAC